AGTTACAATCCAGAGAACTATGAGAACAATGAAGTTCCTGTTTCTGTCATGGCAGGTGATCTTCTGAAAACCTACAAGTATGGTTGGAAGACTTCTTATTATCAGAACACATATGATATCAAGAGTGATGAACCACAACTAACAGAAGAAAGAAAAGAATCAATTGAAGATTTACTCAACCAAATTTTAGAAACCGAGGAGGACGATTGTGACAGCTGCAAAATTTAGAACTAGCGAACCAATGCGTAGTAAAGTAGAAGGGATGACAGTGTTCAACACCACCCAGTTGGACAGCACAAAACAGAAGATGTTCTTTGGACCCCCTCTTGGGGTCCAACGCTACGATAAGTTTAAGTATCCTGTGTTTGATAAACTTACACAGCAGCAACTTGGATACTTCTGGCGTCCTGAAGAGGTTTCGCTGCAGAAAGATCGTGCTGACTATCAAGTTCTAAATGATGCCCAGAAACACATTTTCACTAGTAATCTTAAATACCAGATTCTCCTTGACTCTGTGCAAGGGCGTGGTCCTGGGATGGCTTTTATGCCATACTGCTCACTACCTGAGCTTGAGGGTGCCATGAATATCTGGCAGACTATGGAGATGGTCCATAGTCGCTCCTATACCCACATCATCAAGAACGTGTATGCTGATCCTTCTGATGTCTTTGACAAGATCCTAGACGACGAGAAGATCCTTTCACGGGCAAAATCTGTAACTCATGCTTATGATGAGTTCCTACGAGCAGCACAAGAGTGGGGTGCTGGTCGCCAGTGGGAACATGCTTTAGAAGGTGTCGATAACGCTAAGTGGGAACTCAATGACCTTAAAAGAAAACTCTACAGAGCGGTTGCTAATGTCTACATTCTTGAAGGCATTAGATTCTACGTCTCGTTTGCATGTAGTTTCGCCTTTGGCGAACTTAAACTCCTGGAGGGATCTGCCAAAATCATCGGACTCATCGCAAGGGATGAATCACAACACATGACCATCACCCAGAACATCCTAAATAAGTGGAGGGAGGGCGATGATCCAGAGATGGTCCAGATCGCTAAAGAAGAAGAGGAAAATGTCTATGACATGTTCCGTCAGTGTGTAGAAGAGGAGAAGTTGTGGGCAGAATATCTGTTCAAGGATGGTTCTATCATCGGTTTGAACGATAAGTTGCTCTCTAAGTATGTTGAATGGACTGCCAATCGTCGCCTGAAGTCTATTGGACTAAAGGCAATCTTTGACACACCAGTATCTAACAACCCACTTCCTTGGACTGAGCACTGGTTGTCTTCCAAGGGTATGCAAGTCGCTCCTCAAGAAACAGAGGTCGAATCATACCTAATTGGGAGCATTAAACAAGATGTCAAAAAAGACACCTTCGCAGGATTTCAACTATAAGTTTGAACACCAATGGGGTGGCGAAGATAATTGGTATACTAAGGGCAAGAGATGGGCAAACAAACAAAAGTTTCCCATCAACCACCTTGCCCTTGGTGCTATTGAGTGGTTGCGTGAACGCTGGGTAGATGGTAGAGTGGAGATGGAGATGGCATCCATCGACAAACAAGTAAAAGAAATTGGAGAACAATGGGACAAAGAAGATGAGCTCAACCGACAACCAACAGTGGAAGAGGGACCTTCTGAAGTGCCCAACCTTCCAACTCTCAGAATCAGAAATCCAGTTGTTGAGAGAGGGACCGAAGAGCCTAGCACAAGCGTGGCATCTTCAAGCCCTGAAAATCCGTTTCCTGACCCATGGGACGGGGACTGGAACGATGGGGTCTACATCTGGGAAAGAATAAATAAGGAGAGATCGTTATGAGTATGTGGCAAAGGATAAAGAATATTCGAATCCCTGGATCTATCGTGGCAGCGTCTTTGACGGGAGCCTTATTGGGGACTACTATGGTTTTGTTTACCGTATTACCTGTAGCACCACCAACCGTTCGTATATCGGAAGAAAATACTTCTGGCAAAAACGAAAGCCTCCAAGTGTGGATAAAACTAAAAAGCGGAGAAGAGTTACTAGTGAAAGTAACTGGAAACTCTACTATGGAAGTTCTGATGAACTTAAGTCGGATCTTAAACTCTATGGACGGGACGCTTTTAACAGAGAAATCCTCTCTCTACACACTACCCCAGGAAGAGTAAACTACGAAGAGACACGCCAGTTGTTTCTTCACGATGTCCTGACCGAACGCTTGACGGATGGCACCCCTGCATTCTATAATAGCAACATCCTCGGTCGCTACTACCGTAAGGATTACTTTGAGCCGTGCGAAGGGTCAAACCCTTGAGACGGATGCTGAATTCAATCAAATTTAATGCTTAAAAAATTACTTCCTATCGCTTTGGCGACTTCTATCCCTGCTGCTTGTGCTTACCCCACTATCAGCGAGATCAAAAACCCTCCTGCTGTTGATGTAGCGGTCAACGTAGAGAAGGCAGTCCCCATTGAGGTAGTAGAAAAGGAGTGGAAGTGTCCTACTTGCAATAAAAATGAGCAGTATGTTCTCAAAAAACTCCAAGAAAAAACCAAGATCTCAGATCGCAATGCACTTGCTACGATCATGGGAAACATTAAGTCTGAAAGCAACTTTATTCCCAACATATGCGAGGGAGGGGCTAGAGTTCCTTACAACCGTTGCTATCGGGGTGGGTATGGTCTTATTCAGTGGACCTCAGTAGGACGCTACCGAAACCTCGGTAAGTTTGCTACTAAATATGGTTATGATCCTTCTACACTTGAAGGTCAGACAGCATACATGATCAACGAAAGCGTCTTCCAACGCTACCTTCCTGAATTTGAAGGTCCTGGTAAAACAGTTGATCAATACATGGTTGCTGCTTACTACTGGTTGGGTTGGGGTATCAAAGGATATCGTCAACACTACGCATACAATTATACTAAAAAGATGATTTGGGCATGATTATTGAAGCACTGAAAAAATTAGTCAAACCATTCACTGGAGTTCCTGCTCCAGACTACTTGGAGGATGACGAATGGTTTGGTCCTGCTATCCTGAGTGAGAGACAACTCTCGCTCAAGGAAGCTCG